ATTTAACAATAAAACAAATAGCGAGGAATACAAAAAATTAATTGCTGAAAAAATATCTTTAGAAACTCAATTACAAGATGTTGTAGATGCTAATGAAGATAAAAAAATAAAAAAATTAGAGGAATATAAAACATTATTAGATAACACTTTTAAGGGTTTTATTGATGACTTTGGCAGTGGTTCTGGATTTGGTAAAATGCTAGATATTCTAAATGGTGGTTTAGATAAATTTGAGGGAGATGCAAAAGCGGTTGCTTTGACAATTTCCGAAGCATTTCAAGAAGCATTTAACACAATTTCAGCAAGTAGCCAAGCTAATTTTGACGCTGAGTATAATCGTTTAGAAATGCAGAAAAATGTATCTTTACAATTTGCCGGGGAAAGTACAACAGCAAAAGAAGAAATAGAACGTCAATATGAAGAGAAAAGAAAAGCAATATCAAGACGTGAAGCCGAAGCACAGAAAAAACTAGCTATTTTTAATATAGCTATTGATACAGCTCAGGCGGTTGTAGCTGCTTTGCCAAATATACCGTTATCAATTGTTATGGGTGTTTTAGGAGCTGCACAGATAGCAATGGTTAATTCTCAACAAATACCTGAGTTTTGGAAAGGTACAGACAATGCACCTGAGGGCTTAGCGTGGACTCAGGAAAAAGGGGCTGAGGTAATTACAGATAAAAAAGGAAACGTTAAAACAATGGGTAATAATAAAGGGGCTCAATTGACTTATTTAGAAAAAGGAGATAAGGTTTACAAATCTCAACAAGATTACATTAATAAAACATTAGTAGGTGCTGGAATACAACCAATAAGAGAAAGAAATTCACTAACAACTAATGATTTTAATAACGGAATTAGTAAATTAGCCAAAACAATGCAAGGTAATACAGGAAGTGAAACAAAAGTATATTTAAACAACAAACAAATTAATACAGACTACTTTAAAGGAAAAAACGTATAATATGTCAAACAATCCAATAGATACAAATTCATTTAAACACTTCTTAGAAATAAGAGGTGTTAAAACTGAAATAGCCGAACCGGTAAACTTTAATTTATCAAACTTTAAAGTAATTCAAGATGATATAGCACGTGATACGTATTTAGGTAATGAGGAAACACCATTAGAATTTTATACTAACGACTTTTCAAACCAATCAAATACATATATGGATAATAACGGTTTGTTAATTAATCATTTGCAAAGTGGTGCTAATTTAATTATTCAAGAAAATACAGACTATGGAAATGAAGCCGATGTAAAGTATATTTTAGAAAAAGACAACGTAAGTTTCACAACAGGTAATTTAGATTTTAGCGAGGATTACGAAAGCGATAATCTTACTTATGTGAAATGTAGAGTAATTCAAAACAACAACCAAGCATTAATTAAAAAGCGTGAGGATGTAACAGTAGATTTGTTAAGCGATAAAGATTTAGACGATAATACAATTAGCACAATACCAATACAAAAGTTATTCTTAAAAGCTAAACCTACTTATGTAGATAGTGCATTTAAATACGATAGAGGAGAAACAAACGTTTTAGGCGGTTTAGGTGGTACTTTTGAAAATAGATTTAATTTCACACCCGAAATAAAAAGTTATAGAATTGATGATACATTATCTTTTTTAGGTGGTACAGGAGATAGAGAAGATTTTGTATACATTAAAGCAAAAGACGATTTAACAAATGTTAGTTTTAAAATTACAGCAGATATTAAATATAGTTGTAATAATAATGAAAATACAGACTATGGTTTTGTTTCTATTTATTGGTATATTGGCGCTACACTTCCAAATACCTTATTTTTTGCAGAAATAAATAATATTTTTTCAGATAGTTTATCTTACTACAATAATAAACAAACAACTGAGTTTGTTGGAGAATATGAAAAAACAGGGTTATTCATTCCTTCAGGGCATAAATTATGGATTTGGTTTGAAAACTCAGCTACAACTTCATTAAGTGGTTTTTTTATAAGTAGCAAGGTAGATAGGTTTGATGTTGAAGTAACAGCAACTTCCACTGCAATCAGTTCAGTAACAAATGCAGTGCGTTATATTGACTTAATAAAACAAACTTATAAAGGAATAGGTAGTTTGCCGGTTAATGCTGAAAAGTACGATATTAATGGTGAATTTTATGATAACTTTTGTTTTAATAAAAACCTAATTAAACAAAATACTACAAGTCCTTTTTATGTAAAATTAAAAGACGTAAAAGAACAATTACTAGAACAATGCTCATTTGCTCAGGTTAATGATAGCGAAATTTATACGGGTCAATACTCAGATTTTTATACTAACAATGATATGGGTGGATTTATTGAAAGTCCAGACATTGAAGCGAAAATATATAAAAACCCTAAATATTTAGTAAATAAATATGTTTTTGGATATGAAAAGTACGAACAAGATAGGGGCGAGAAAAACACAGTAGATGCTATTCATACAGATAGCGAATGGTTTGTACAAGCCAATAACTCTACTAATACAAAATCGTTTAAATTACCTTTTATACGTGATCCATTTATTACTGAGGTAGCACGTAGAATGGTATTCTCTACTGCTGAAACTTCAACAAATGATGACGATAATGTTTTTATAGCTGATGTTGTTAGATTGCCACCAAATGCAAGAAATAAATTCACACGATTGTTATCATGGAGTGCTGACGGTGGTGCTGGAACTGTTAAATTTTTATCAGACAATACTTTCACGTGGGATAAATTAGGATTTAACGTTGGTGATACTATCATAGAGTTCGGAACACCAAAAACAGTTTTATCAATTACGCCTACAATATTGACGTGTTCTTTTGTTGGTGGTGTAGCAAGCGGTACAGATTTTTTAACTTTTGATTATCCATTAACAAACGTACTTTACACGAACAGAACAAACGAGGGGTTAATATTTAGCGAAAACTTACGTAATTCGGATAACTTTGGTAATTTAAGATATTCTATAAAAAGGAATATAAAACATTGGTATTCTGTTTTAGCAACTTATGGAAAATTTATACCAACAAAGAAGATTAAAAATACTTATTTCAAATCAAACGGAGATGCTACAACTCAATTTATAGGCGAACCTTTACCGATTAAAGAGAGTGCAGATATTAACATAAATGATATTTCAACTTATAAAATACTAACTCAGGATTTATATAAAACAAGGGTTCGTATAAGTTGGTTGGATTCTGTTCAGTTATTAAAAGACATTCAAAATGTAAGGGGTTTTATTAGAGTTCAAAATCCAAATGGTGCTATAATTAAGGCTTTTATAAAAGAAGCGGATTTTATTTGGACTACTGAAGAATTAAGTTTAATACTTGAAATTAAAAATGAAAGCGACTTTTTAAATCTTAGTTATAACGCTGGTATATTAACAATTAACGAGGTTGGATATAGCCAAAAAACAACTAATATAAAAAATTATAATATTTTTAATGATTTTATACAGTTTTTTGATAATAATTCTATAAATTTGTGTAATAGAACAAGGTTTGACAAAGTGGCAGTAAATGGCATAACTTATGATAATATTGATAACCTTGTTAATGCAATAGAAAATTTATGAATTTAGATACATTAGATAAATCGTTTTTAAGATTGGTTACTGATTTTTCAGTAGCCAAATCTGAAATGATGGATAACGGGCAATATATAAATAAAGATACTATTGTAATATCACCTACAAATAAAACATTACAAATTAGTAATAGCTTAACCAGCATTGCCTTTGACGACAGTTATATAGTTAGTTTAGTGGACTGTTCAGATAACGTAATGCTGGATATTACTAACAAAGTTTATATTAATGAATTTCAAGATATTAACGGAATTTATCAAATAGCTTTTGAAATACTACCTATTGGATTTGATTATTATAATAAAACTTTATTTATAAAATTCAAACATATAGATTCAGATTTGACGCTCTGGAGTAATCCTATTAACGTAACAGATACCTTACAAACAATAAGACTAGACTATAAAAACTATTCTTATTATGAGGGAATAAGCTATGATAGAGCAAATTTCTTTCAATCTATTGATTTAACTAGTTTTTATAATGGTTTACTTCCAAAAGAAACAACTAATATCTATACACAATCAAATGGAGATATTAGAACAGGACGAACTACTCAGGCATTAGAATACACATACAATATCAATGCTATTGATACGTTTACTTTTGATAGGTTAATGGTTGCTTTAAATAGCGACGTTGTTTATTTAAATGGTGTTAGATTTAGAAAAAGCGAGGTTATTTCAATTGATGACCGTCAAGGTGCTACAAATCAATTTCAATGTTCTTTTAAAGGTCAATTTATAGCAAATGATAACTATATTGCAGATTATCAGATTGCACCACCTTTTACTATTGTAGCCTTATCTCCTTTAGGATTATACATTAGTAGTCCGTCAAGTGCAACAGCTACAATGAATATAAATGTAGCTTCAGTATCAAATTTCAAACTATTTGACTATAACACAGACTTATTAATAGAAGACCCTACTGTTTTAGTAAATTTAAACTCTTTTAACGCTTCTTTTGCTGCTTTATCAATTGGTAAATATTACTTTACTTTTGATGCGGTTTCTGAATTAGGACAAACAATTAGCATTAGTAATAAAGACGTTTGGATGTTTGAAATTACAAACGGTGAATTTGACAAAACAGAGTTTAATACAGAATTTTTCACAAATTAATAAATAAAAAATGGCAATTAAAACAACATTAATAAGTACTGTAAATGGTTTCTATACTATTTTAGTAACTATTGTAAAGGTAAAGGCTTCATTATTGGAGATAATAAATAACTTTTACGGAAGTATTGTAACAGAAAGTAATATTACTACGGGTAACGTATTTAGTACTAAAAATGCTTTGACAGGTTATACTTACAATATTAAAGTATGTAAACAAGGCAGAAAAGTAACTTTGTCCGGGCAAGTTTATAATCAAACCGGCTCAATAATTGGAGATAATAGTTCACAATATTTTTTTGAAATTACAGGAGCTGAATTTTTACCGGATATTGATAGCCAATATTATGCACTTACAAACACTCAAACAAATAGCGGATCTAATGTAAAGGTATATTTAAGTAGTAATAAACTTTATACAAGTGCATTAGGGAATGATACTGCGGTATCTTTTAATTTTGAATATTTAACAAAAGACTAATTATGGCAAGAAATAGCACAATTATAACAAACTTTACAAATCAATACTCTGAAAATTTACTACCTAATTATTACGGTACGATAAATAAAACAGTTGGTACTGCAACAATTACATACCAAACTAAAAGCACGTTTAAAAGTGATAAATGTATTAAAATAGTACATACAGATACTTTAAATAATGTTTTTAATTTTGGTACTTATGGTTTTACTGCAAAAGAAAACGGATCACATATCTTTTCTTATAAATTCTTTAAAGACCAAGCAGCACACTCAGTGGATTTTAAAGTTAATGTTTTCGTTAATGGTTTGTTATTAGCAGATAATACACTAAACCAAACTTTACATAATACTGCACAATTTAAAGATACTTCATATAATACATTTGCTCAAACATTACAATTGTTAGTAAATGATGAGGTTACCTTTACATTTGAAAGTCAAAGTAATACAACGGGAACTATTTTATATTTTGATGCTTTAAAAGTAGAATATGATAATAAATTTTTAAGTATTCCTACACCTTATTCGTTACCATTACCAGAACAATCTACCGGGTGGCAATCAATTACAGATACTATAAATACTCAGGCAATTGTAGCCAATACAGAAACTCAAATAATCTTTACAGGTTTAGAACAACAAAACGGAGATTTAGACTTTTTAGATAATACAGGAGTTATTACACCATTGCAAGTAAATGACACATTAACTATTGATGTAGCGTTTAGTTTTGTAGTACCGAGTGGAACAACTAACTACTTTTCATTTTATATAAAAATTGATGGAATTGTATTTAGAGGATTATCTGTACCTATGATTAGAAGTACTGGCGATGTTCAGTATTTTTCACAAAGTTATACTTTACCTGTATCGACTGGTTTTATTGGCAATGTTGCAAGATGCTATATTAATAGTAATGCCGGTATTACTTTATCAAACAGATACATATCAGTTTTAAGAACTCATAAAGCTAAAAAATAATGAGTACATTACAAATTAGAAAACTAGAAAGCGGAACTTTTAAGCATATCGATAGTATTGATAGTAGCTTCTTTTTAGGTAAGTTTAATTTTAAGCAAGAATTAAACAAAGCCTTTTTAGTTGAGGCTTATGGTGCAAAAAGAAGAGAATACGAAATTAACGATATTTCAGTATATGACTATTTAGGTGCTGAGGAGTTGTTTACTAATTTTGACGATTTAGAAAACCGTTTGACTGATTTAGGTTATACAGGAATTGAAACAAACGGTATTATTCCAACAGCTGCTGGATATATTAGTTCTGATATTGATAATTCTTTAGTTTTGGGAACTGATAATAAATTATTTGTTCCGGTATCTTCTGGCGGTGGTGGTGATGAATTTTTTTATATTCATATGAATCAATATATACAATATGTTCAAGCTCCTACAATTTGGTACAGTAGAGCTATTGGACCGCAAAATGTTGGATGGCACGCAACAGCAAACCAACATACATTAAGCATAGGTACAAGTCCTACCGCTTTTGCATCGCAATCTCCTAGCGTAATTTTACCTTTTGATTGCGAAGTGTCAGAAGCGTTTGTTTGTATTCAAAATTCAAACGGAAATACAAGGACTTTGAATTTAAGATTTTATGCTTTTGATTATATTTCTTTAAATTCAACACCGGCAAATGTTGAGTCTTTGTTACAGATTTCAACATTATCAGCCCCAGAAAATAAAGCTTTAGGAACTGGTTTTACTATACCAGCTAATACATTTACAAAAGGGCAACACGTTACAACTGTTACTAATCAAAGTTCAGATTTAACCGGAGTTGCAGTTTCTTGGGAAGTTTTAATCAAATTAAGAAAGATTTAATATGAAAGCAAGAATTATAAACTATAAAGATTTTGGCGGTGTTTTTACTGATGAATGGATTAGTAATTATTTTAATAAAGTTAAATCAGGTCAATTAGTTTCAGAATGGACTTTAACTAATATTTTACCAAATGAAACATTTAAGCAACCAGAATGGAATGGTTCAGAATGGATTAATATATACGTAGAAGTTATAAACGTACCTACTCAAATATCCCGTATGAAATTCATTATACAAGTGTTTTTAACAACGGGTATAAAATACGAAGATATTGTTTTGTTTATTCAAAACTTAACTTTTGATGAAGCACAAAAATACGTTATTCTAACACGCTTAAAAAGTGCTACTCACTTCGATAGAAATTCAAGCGACTTACTTACAATTTCAGCAATGATGGGTATAACTTCTGAGCAGTTAGATAATATTTTTATTAATGGTAATTTAATTGAATAATGGGTATAGTTTTATTTATTATTGCGTACTTACTATTCTTACCTATTACTTTTTTTAATGCGTTAAACGTACGTAAAAAAGGCTATATGCGAGATAGTGCAGTTAATTTAGACCGATACGCAAATAGAGAATTTAGATTTAGTTTAAATAAGTATTTGATATTTGAAAAATCGCCCGATAGATTTGGAGATATTACAGAAACAATATCCAGCGTATTGGGAAAAAACCAACAAACAAATAATTTAACTAAATTCGGTATAACCATTGCAAACATTTTAGATACAATCGAAAAGGAACACTGCAAGAAATCAATAAACAAATGAAACAAGAACTAAACACCTACATTTTAGTATTTTTGAAAACACTATTTTTACTTATAGCCACTATTTTAACCCCAATTAAAGGCTTACTTTTAGTAACGGGATTTGCAGTATTTTTAGATACTCTATTCGCTATTTACACAACGATTAAATTAAACGGATGGATAAGCTACCAAAGTACAAAACTATTTAATATCGTTGTTAAAAGTTTTTTTTATTTAGGTTCGATTATGTTAGCTTATGCAATCGATACACATATAATAGGAACAAATTTAATAATGAATATTGATTTATTTTTATCAAAAGTAATTACTATATTCTGGCTTTATATTGAGGTTAAGTCAATAGATGAAACAAGCCAAAAACACGGTAATAAGCCTTTTTATACAATCATTAAAAATATGTTAGATAAGGCAAAGGAATTAAAAAAAGATATTAACGAAATTAAGGAGTAATGGATACTATAACACTTGAAAGAATAAATGAAGCACACCCGAAAATAAGACAAACGCTTTTAGAACAATATAAAGAAGCTAATAACTTATTAGGTAAAAATGTAAGATTAAGATTTGCTTATGTTTATCGCTCGAATGCTTTACAAGATAAACTATTTAAACAAGTGCCAAAAGTAACCAACGCAAAAGGTGGACAATCAATTCACAACTACGGATTAGCTTTTGATATAGTTTTGCTTATTGATAAAGATAATAACGGAACTTTTGAAAGTGCAAGTTGGGATACTTTAAAAGATTTTGATGGTGATAAAGTTGCTGATTGGATGGAGATTGTAAAGTATTTTAAAAGTAAAGGTTGGACTTGGGGCGGTGATTGGAAGTCGTTTAAAGATGCTCCACATTTTGAGTTTAACTTCGGTTTTGATTGGCGAACTTTAAAAGCTAGAGTAGATAAAGGTTTGATAATTACAGACAACGGAATTACTTATCCAAAGATATAAAATAAAAAAACCCATTCATTTAAGAGTGGGTTTTTTCGTCTAACCTAAAAAACTAATTATGAAAAATCAAATATACAACTTTTTTTATTATATTTGACAAACTAAATAATTAATTATGGCAAATAAATGGAATTTTCTCGATGAAAAAATAACACCATTATTACAAAACTCAAAAGAATACACTACAATAGCAAGACAGTTGCTTAATTCAAATGTAGGAGGTCATTTAAACCCAGATGTAAAGGCACTATCTGAATATATGCGTAGGCACGAAAAACGCTTATTAGATACGCACGAGGGAGTATATAACGCTACAAACGAATTAGACGTACCTAATACTTCAGTTAAGCATATGTGGTTGAAAGATAAACATAAAAGTTTATTTGTAAAAAATCCTAACTTTATTGAGCCAGAAACCGAACCAGAAAAAGCAATAGATTTTTTATCTATATTCAAGGATAAAATTAAACCTATCACTTTACCAAAAATAACAACTGAATACGATTTATCAAAATTTGACAGATTAGTTTATACAGATGTGCATATTGGAATGGAAGTAAACAAAAATGGTTATTCACTTTACGATGGAGTTTGGAATGAAGAAGAAGTAAACAAAAGATTGAATGATATGGTTGTTTACACTTTATTAAACAAAAAGTCTGATACTTTACACATTCACGAATTAGGCGATTTTATGGATGGTTATAATTCTGTTACAACAAGGGGCGGTCACGAATTACCTCAAAATATGGATAATCAAAAAGCGTTTGATGTTGGGTTAGAATTTAAAATTAAAATGATTGATAGTTTAGCACCTCATTTTAATAAGATTAACGTAGTAAATATTTGCAACGACAATCACGCTGGTAGTTTTGGTTATATCGTTAATAGTGCTTTTAAAACGATTATAGACTTGAAGTATCCGGATAGAGTAGAAGTAATTAATCAAAGAAAATTTATAGACCATTACATTATTGATAATCGTTGCTTTATTTTATCTCATGGTAAAGATGATAAAAATTTAAAGTTTGGGTTTAAACCTCATTTAGATGCTGTTCAAATTGAAAAGATTAAAAATTATATTGATGAGTATAAATTACATAATTATCAAATAGAATTTTGCAAAGGCGATAGTCATCAATTACTTTTAGATTTTACAAGTTCAGCAACATTCGAGTATTTAAACTTTGGTGCATTTAGTCCACCTAGCGACTGGGTAAAAACGTGTTTTAAAAATACAAATAGTTCTTTTGTTCATATGAATTATTACGAAAGAAATAAAACAATAAATCCTTATATTTTTGATAAATAATTTGTATATTTGTTTTAGTGTAGTTGCGGACACGTTTAAAAACATTTAATAATAGCCCAATAGTTAGTAAAGACCGCAACCTTGAAAGCTATTGGGTTTTATACTATATGATAACTTGTAAGGTTTGTAAAGAAAAAAAAGAACTTAGTGAGTATTACAAAAGTAATAGCAAAAAAAACAATTATTTAAGAGCTGATTGTAAAAGTTGTGTCATAAATAAATCTTCTTTAAGTCAAAATTTAAATAAAGACAAAAGAAAAGAATATTTAAAAGAGTACAGAATTAAAAACATAGTTAAATTAAGTAATGATAAAAAGATTTATAGAATAAAATGGAATGCTGAAAACAAAGGTTATATGAATAATTACAATATAAACAGACGTAAAACAGATGATTTATATAGAATAAAACATAACCTTAGAAATAGAATGAATTTAGCATTCAGAAAAAAGAATTGGATAAAAAACGGAGGTTCTGAAATATTGTTAGGCGAAAACATAGAAGTTGTAAAAAGTCATATTGAAAAACAATTTACAGATGGGATGAATTGGGAAAATTATGGTGAATGGCATATAGACCATATTAAACCTTTATCAATAGCAAAAGATGAAAAAGAACTTAACGAATTATGTAATTATAAAAATTTACAGCCTCTTTGGAAATTAGATAATATTTTAAAAAGAGATAAATACTAAACAATTAAAACTATGAAACTATCACCACTACAAAGAATAAACAGAATACAGCGTTTTAATTACGAGCGTGGAATTTGCAAAGAAAGCGTAAATAAAGTATTAAGAAACATTTTAAAAATAAAATTTAATAAATAATTATGACAAAGCAAGAACAAGAAAAACACTTCAATGAAGTAACAGAAACAATGCGTGCAATACTTTTATCAAAAGGCGACGATTACGCAAATACAGACAGATTAAGTAACTTTAAATTAGCTGGTAATATTAGTGGTTTAAATGCTAAATTAAATTGTTTATCTTTAATAGCTACAAAAGTAGCAAGATTAGGAGTTTTAATAAATTCAGATAAAGCACCAAATAATGAAAGTGTAAACGATAGCGTTTTAGATTTAGCTAATTATTCAATTTTATTATCAATGATTTTAAAAGATAGTGAAAATGAAAGATAGTTTAAAATTATTTTCGACTGGTTTTATACAAGTTTTCTTTGTGGCTGTAAATACTTACTTTTTAAGCAAAGGATTTTATTTAGGTGCATTTATTTGCGGAACTATAATATCTTTGATATGGAGTTGGAATGTTAAAAAGATAGCGTTCGGAACTTTTAAAGATAGATTGTTTTATGCGTTCGGGGCTGGTTTTGGTAGCTTATGTGGTTTAATAGTTTCTAAATTAATATTGTAACTTATGAAAAAAGCAATATTAATAATTCCGTTATTCTTAATCAGTTGTGCGACTGTTAAAAAATCAAATACAGAAACGGAAATAAAAACAGATAGCACTTCAATAACGAATTTAGACGCTTCTAGGTTTTCGCAAAGTTATATTTTAGAACCCGTTAATTTAGAAAAGCCTATATTAATAGGTGGAAAAGAATACTTCAATACAAAAGCAACTTTTACCAATAGCACCGAAAGAATAATTTACAAGGATAGCACCTCAAAAAAGGTCGATTTAAAGCAAGATATAAAAGAAAAGGAAAAAGACTACACAGAAATAATTGAAAGCGTTACAAATAAGTTATTTATATTATTTTTACTATTTTTGATAGTACTTTATTTAAAAAGAAAAGCCACTAATTAAGTGGCTTTTTTTATATTTAATTTTACGCAACTACTAATTTTTTAAGTCGCTTGTTTTTAATAGGTTAGAAAGGCACTTGCGTATATTTACGAGTTACCAGCAACTACAGAACTACCCATCTTGCAACTATCATTTCGTTAATTTCTTTGTCTATTTGTATCTGTTCCTTAATCCAATGCAATACAATTTCTAAATGCTTTTCTTTAAAGTGTCCGTTTTTAGCAATG